AGTACGAGGAACTTCTTGCTAAGATGCCTACATCAATTGCATGGGATGATCTTAAGGAAGAAGATGACAACGTGGAAGGAGCACAAACCTTAGCCTGTGTAGCAGGCCACTGCGAGATCTAATATGAAACTAGAACTATCTCTTATTGCAGGAATAATGCTAGGCTTTGAGTTTGTGACAGACGAAGACGATGTAAATTACTTAGTTGTTGATCTGTTGTTTATTCGTCTTCTGTTTGGCTGGCAGTAGAGTACAGGGCTTTCTCGTCTTTCCTACGCTTTACTAGACCAGGAAGCTCTTTACCGCCTGCCTTAGTCCACTGCATAAAGGCTTCAGCAGCCTCTTCAAAGTCTCCACGATTATGCTTCATTCTGATTGTGGATCTTTGGAGGTTGCCGAGGCCGACATTAAAACTGAAGGACACCAGAGCATCAAACCTACCTTGAGTGAGGCCAGTAGGACATAGTCGTAGCACACCTCGCTCGAAGTTAGCCAAGTCCTCTGCCAGGATTCTATCCACTTCAGCCATTGATAGGACTCTGTTCCAGTCCTCTGGCAATGCGATATTCTTTCTATCTTCAAACTTAACCCTTATGTGGTTAGGGTCTATAACATGGCCTACACCAACTGTCCATAGTAGAGCAGGACACCGATAAGGCTTTGTCCTAACACCTTCGTGGTGCTTGATCATCTCAATGCACTGCTTTGATACCTTCACTTCTTAGCCCAGCCTCTGCTGCCAAACCAGTAGCCTACGATGCCTCCCAGCATAGCCATCTCATCCTGAGAGAAGACCACATCAGCAAACTTCAGCACATCATCGATGTTGTTGATAACGCCTGGGAGAGAGAAGATATGCCACATGATCCAGATATTAATGGCTACAAGCTCTAGGATCAGGATGTAGGTAACCGTAGGACGTACTGTACCGACATAGTTCACAACCCACTTAGAAGCCTTATCTAGGACCTTCTGATCGTGTGCCAAGGCAGCATTTTGCATCTGTGCCTCTGCCTGCATAGCCACCTGATCTGTCCTAATCTCTTCAATCTTCTGCTGTGCTAGGAAGCCACGCTCTGCCAAGGCTAACTCACGCTCTGTCTGCATCTGAGCCAGCTTTAACTCTTGGGCCTTATCAGCCTTGTCTTGGAAGAAGTCTAAGACTCTAGGTAGGCCAGAGATAAGCAGACCACCAAGCGTAGATAGTAACGATAACATTATAATACTCCCATCAGTTTCAAGATTCCATACACCACTGCCGATGCAATTAGTAGACCAAGCACTTCACGCCTAAACTCCATACGCTTCCTGTAAAACTCATCATTTAATTCTAGGTGCTGTTTACGCATCTGTGTGATTAGTGACTTGACCTCAGAGACAGCAGACCTACCATACTCCTGCTCAATCTGCTTATACATCTCCATCTCTGCGTCCTTGATCTGCCTGATGATCTTGTATTCTTCATAGGCATTCATGAACATCATGTCACCACGGCGTTCAATCTGCTGCTGCTTTCTCTTCCAGGCTACACGAGCTTTGGCTTCTTCGTCTAAGAAAGCATTAACTTCATTGGCAGTTTCCTTAATCTCTCTGCCAACCTGTACCGCTTCCTTAATCCCTGAGAGAGCAGCCCTAGTAGTTTGTATAGGGTCACTCATTGTAGTTATTGTCCTAATTGAATCCCTTGAGGAATCTCAACTGGCGTGTTTAATTCTTGCTGTTGCGCCTCTTCTTCCCTCTGCTGTCCCATCTCAGCAGCACCAGTAACAGCGCCTGCTCGGTACATATTCACACCAGCCCTGACCAGCAAACCATACAAACCCGTTTTTGCTGCCTCTTTAACTTTATCTGATGCCGCTTGAGAGTTAATGAGTTGAATATGTTTAGCAGCCTCTTTTGCTAAGTCAGGGTTCTTAAACACTTCTAAGAAAGCGTTATCTTTTGCTTCAATTCCTTTTTGCTGAGTAAACCTAGAAAACAGAATAGATGCTTTATATCCAAACGAGGATAAACGATCACGCAAAAGAGAACCAATACCAGGACCGCTAGTACCAATAGCTCTTTCTATTACATCGCCTTCTAGAACCCTCGTAGGAGGAGACACTGGGAAAGACCTTCCAAGAATCTGCCCAGCCTCTGTAAGTTTCTCTACGGTAGCAAAATCCTTACCGAAGGCTCGTTCAAATGCTTTTCTGTTCTTATCCAGAAACTGCACTGGGTCAGCCGAGTCCAGAGCCTTATCAACCATTAAGCCTTGAAGTCCTTTTAGTGCTCTTCCTGTAGGATCTGCCTTTGATGCTGCAATTAACTGTGACATCTTAGTTAGATCAGAAAAAGCACCTGACTGATTGGTTGTTAACACTTCATCAATGTTTTGCTTTCTAGCGATTGCCGCTAAAGCAGACCTTTGAAGAGCCTGTGTACCTTCAATGGCTGCGTTCTTCTGAGCAATAAACGAATCCATGTTGGCTTCTGCGTTTGCTAAGAAGTTTTGCAAAGAAGGAACTTTGCCAATTACTTCTTCGTTCCTACGGACAAATGTTCTAAGAGCATCTTGATTTAAGACACCAGTAGAGGTGATAGCATTGTCTTGGGACAAGAACTTAGTAATCATGCCGTTGGTCAAAAACTGCTCAGTTTCTGCGTTCTGACCAAAGATTCGGTAGAAATCATCCACATTGCTAGGCTTAGTTAGTTGACCGATGATATCCTCATCTTTTAAACGCTCACCCATGCGTGTTTTAGCCCCTACAAGGCCCCCAAGACCTTTCCTGAATACCTCCCTATACTGATCGTCATAGGCGGCGTTAAGAGCCTTATATTTGTCTTTGACATCAGAAGGAAGAGTTTCTATAGCGTTGTCAATCTGGGTCTTTAATTGACCAAGAGCAAACAATCTCTGGCCTGCTCCTGGTACATTGGCTGCTGTGGCCTGTTGAGCCGAGTAGAAATCAGAATTAACACGCCGAGACAAGGAACGGATATCGTTGAATTTAACAGGATCAAACTCAAGAGTTGTTGTAGGCGCTGTAATAGCCTCGCCAGTCGGCCCTAGAATTGTAGCACCACGAGTTGCTTCTCTTGGCTTAAAGGCTGACTGAACAAGATTAAACAGTTCTGGAGACTGCTCAAACACTTGTCTATTTTGTAGGACTGTGTTGTAAATCTGCCCTACTTGGTCTTGTCCCAAACGAGTTCCTAGACTGTCGGCTTCTGAGTCAAGAGCATCGTACTGCTCTTTGAATAACCTACTAACAGCCTGTCTACGTCCTTCGTAAGCCTGCCTAATCCTGTCACCAAGCTCTTGTCTACCAGATTTAACAAAGGTAGAACTTAGTTGTTCAATATTATCGTCTGCGGTTTTAACTAAGGACGCTAATGCTGTCTTAGTCTTATCTGCTTGTCTTCCAGCAAACACAAATGAAGACTCTGTTATTGGAAACAGTTCTGCAACCTTAGACCTGACAGCATCCATACTTCTTTCGGTCTGAGATACAACTTCAGGAATCTTATCTACCTGACGCTGTAAAGCTGCCTGTGCTCGAATACCGACAGTGGTTGCTCCTGTTGCCTGATACAAGTTAGGACTGAACCCAGGAATAAGTTGTTGGATCTCTGCAATTCTAGAGAGTTTAGCAGGAATGGTAGGATCTTCAATCATAATACGATTGATTTGATCTGCATTAACTGCATTGATTATTTTGTTGTAACTTTCGTTTCCAACAGCATCTTCTACTTTAGTCCGTAAAGAAGTAAGAAACTCTTTTCCAATCTTTGGAGCAGCAGTAAAAGCATTGTATAGAATACTAGATGCAGTTCCTCCAGATAAAGCACCGCCAATTGCTAACGGAGTCTCTAAGAAAGTTCCTTCTCCAGCAGTTCTACCAAGTTCAAAACCAGCACCAGCACCAAAAGCAGTAGTTAATGCCTCACCACCTGCACGAGGAGAGCGAGTAAATAAACTTGCACCTTTAGGCCCAGGAAACAATACTGTAGGAAGCGCCTCAACTCCTCCCCCAACTGTTCTTTGAACAATATCTTCCGGCCTTCCTGCTTCTGTTACACCAAATAAATTAGGAATGCTCTTTGATAATTTAGTTGCGTATGGCTCTGTTTCAAATGTAGGAATACGAAAAGGAAGGAGTAATCCTTGTGCAACATTGGCAAAACCAGCACGAAGTTTTTCTCCGACTACATTCTCAAAACCAGCCCTAGTTGCTCTAGACGGAGTTGCAGAAGGCTCTAAAGGAGTAAAGTCACCAGCAGGGCCAATAGATTGAATAGGTTCGTTCCAATTGATTGGACCCATTACGCTTTTATCTTGCGCCATTATTGACCTTTCAGAACAGTGTAAGTACCATCGCCGTTATAAACTGCTTCTACGTTTCCTTGTTTAAACCGCTGTCCTCTTTTAAGTCCGTATTGATTGATAACGGTAAACGGAATATATCCTTGACCATCTGGTAATTTAGGACGATCAAATTTTTGAGAAGATAGCGGAGCAATTTCGTCTGCTTTATTTCCTGCAGCAGATCTATATGGACGGATAGTAGTGTCATACTGTTGTGCAACATAGTCCCGAATTGCGTTCAAACTCTCAAGTTGATCTTCTTTAGTAGAGTTGCCAATGTTACCAGTTAAGAACATATTTAAAGTGTTTGTGACACGCTCACCAAGGTTACCAGTGTTAACAAGGCGAGTAATCTCTGCTTGTGCTTTTTGTGCATCTCCAAATGCTCCACTAACCGTCTGCTCGAATAACCTCTGAGAGAACGGAGATTTGTCATTTCGTCTAATTGAAATAGCTTGATCTAAGTTGTTAATTTGAGTTACAAGCGGTTTAACTTGATTGTTTACTTCCGTTATAGCAGCAAACCGTGATTTTGGATCTTCAAAATTCAACTTAGCCGCAGAAGCCGCAGCAGCGTTTATTTTATCTTGGTTTAATCTAGCATCAATTGCTTTCCATTCAGCAGTTGTAAAGTTTCTTACATCGTCTGGAATTGTAAAACCAAGCGCACCAGCGGCTCGTGCAATATCCTGCCCAGGAGCAATAACCTTTTGTCTATCTTCGCTAGGTCTTTCATAGATTACTTGACCAGTTGGAGATACTAAAGCACCACCAGGACGAACAGAAATTGGTTTTTCTTTCACCGCTAGTTCTTTTGCAAGCGTAAGTGCTCGAAGCCCTGCATTAGGCGCAACAGGCATTAACTCACGACCAATTCTTTCTAATACTTTAGGGTCTGACTGATCCATTCCTGAGAACTTAGAAAGAACTCCCTGAACAGCAGTAGCCTCTTGCAAGCGTGGGTCTACCTGATCAGGAAACAAACCTTGCATGATAGCCTGACCGCCAATATCTCCCATACGCAGACCAGCCTGATACAGACCACGGAATGGGCCAAACTCAGCGCCTTGTTGTGTTATTTGCTGGTTACGAAGTAACTGTTCTTCTCTTTGCTTTTGTTGTTGAGCAAGGATTAGTTCAGCGGGAGTAGGACCAAATAAAGAAGTAATTGCCATGTTCAATCCTTAGAGATATTGACCGTAGTCTTCAAAACCATATCCAGCGCCTGTTCCTTGTCCTAGTGCGGATGTTACAGAAGGCTGTCGCATTCCAGATAAGAAATCAAACAGTCGTTGCTGTTGCTGTCCTTGCATATAGTTCTGACCAAAGGTAGCAAGATTCTGTGCCATCAAAGTAGGACCAACCAGACCGCCTTGTAGTCGAGTCTGAGCAGCGCCTAAACCACCTTGTAATAGAGCCTGAGCGCCAGCAGTATTGACAGCCCTGCCACCTAAGTTAGAACCAATCTCAAGCGGCTGTAGTGCTGCTTGCTCAACTGCTTGCTGTGCTCCGAAGGCAGTCATAAACGGAGACAGAGCCTGAGTTGGAAGCTGATACTGTGTTCCTAACAGACCTGCGCCAGTACCAAATAATCCCGCACCAAATCCAATTTGCTGTTGCGCTGTCTGCTCTGCTGCTAATACATCACGAGCGCGTTGTTCTTCTCTAGCACGAGCAAGAGCAAACAACTCAGGTTGACCAGCACCACCAATATTAACACCAGCACGACCACGACCAAATGCTGTAGCTGCTAGCCTGCTCTCTTCACGCATCTGCTCAGGTCTGCGTACATCCTGAAGCATATTGAACGCACGTTGCCTTGCTTGTTCAGGAGATTCTGCTAAGTATCCTGCACCAAGTCCAAAGAGACTTTGTGCTGCTCCTCCTAATGGCGCTGCAGCAGCCTGCGCGGCCTCTGCTTGTCCTAGTCCTGAAGCGGCTAGCTGAGATAGTCTATTCTGGTATGCTTGAATCTCAGGAGAGGCTGTGTAACCTGCACCAACCAATCGAGGAAGTCCTGTAGCAGGATCAGTCTCTACTTGAAACTGTGATGTACCGAACCGAGTAGATATGCCTACTGGCCTGAATGCACTAGCCTGAGCAACAAGCTGTGCTGATCGTTCCTGTGCCGCAGCAGCAGTGTTGGCTGCTCGTTCAGCAGATCTGCCAGAAATTGCACTTCCAAGTAAATTTGCCCCAGCTATTGCTGCAGGTAACATCCAGGCTGCCATAGTTTTTCCTTTTCTAAACTATATTTAATTAGGTCTTCATAATGTAGCACAACGCATAGTACGGAGGCAGGTTAGCGTTAGTGCCAGATGAACCAGTAGAATCTGTGGTAAAGGTATGGGTGTGTGCTCCAGCAGTTGATGTAGTTCCTGTCGAAGAAGACGTTGCAGGAACAGTTCCACCACCAGATACAGTACCGTTTTGATTGCTTTGGTTACTTAAAGATATCGTATGATTGTGATCGCCTGCAGATACAGTAGTGCCAGTGTGGGTGTGTGCAATAGTAATTGCATCAGCAGAACCACCAGTAGCGCCTACAGCATAGGTAGAACCAGCACCGACAACAAAGCGATTACGAAGGTCAGGGGTACTATTAGATCCATTACATAAAACCCAACCAGTTGGGATACTTGCTACAGAACCAGACCAGAGAACAATTGTACCTGCAGGAACAACATTAGCGGCGGCAATAGCAGCCTGTACAAAGGCAGTGGTAGCAATCTGAGTGTTGCTGGTTGTAGCAGTAGCCTGCGTAGGTGCTAGAGGCGTACCAGTAAAAGTAGGGCTGTCCGTATCTGCCTTAGAAGAGATAGCAGATGCAATAGCATTATACTCGGTATCAATCTCTGTACCTTTAATAATCTTGCCTGAGTTACCGCTAGGCAGAGAATCCTTAGCAGCAAAGTTGGTGGCTTTCGTATAATTTGACAATTTAAATCTCCTTCAAATATTTTACAAGTAATTCAAGTTCGTTAACAGTAGCATCTGCTTTAATTCTATTTGCTCTATTAGAAATGATTTGACAGTTCTCGTATGTGTATCCTTTATTTGAATCTATTCTATCTAAACTTGGACTAGAATCTTTAGGAAAACCCCAAACTAAAACTATTCCTAATATTGGACATCTATTATCAATAGGATATAGTTGATACAAATCATCTAATGTCAGCGTGTGTTCAAGTCCTTGTTTTTCTGCTCTTTGTTTACTTGCTTTTAATGTTTGTTTTAGTTTCCACTCATGGTCTTTAGATGCTTTATTATATTTCTTTTTATTCCGTGTAACTGAACAGTTCTTACAGTAGCAACTATAACCATCTTTTTGTTGTGTGTTTTTGTGAAATAAAGAGTTTTCTTTAATTATTCCACAATCAGCACAACGTTTACTCATACTGTTTTTCCTTGTTTAATATACACATCAATACGCTGGATTGAGATTGGGTTACCGTTGATCTCTGCTTCTAAGCCGATCTGCATAACAGCGCCTGTGCCACCAGCCTGGATCTTAAACTTATCTAGCACAATACCGTCTGAGAACTCAGCAATATTGTACTCACCTATATTATACTCGTAAACTACCGCTGTGTCAAGTTTTTTCGTAAAAGCAAAGAAGTTTTCGTTGTAGTCAAATCCCCACTTTACAGCCACATCTTGGTTAGAACCACCAATAACAACAAAGCCAACCTGCTTCAGGATCTTCTCTACGGTAGGTTTATCAAAGTCGAAGTAGTTGGTGTAGTAGCTAAAGCGATAGTTAGCAGTATTGTCCGTGTGTCCAAAGTATTTTCCGATATACCCAGGCTTACCAATGTACAAATCCTTGGTATTGGTGACAACAAACGACCTAGGCTCAATGTTGGTCCAAGTAGTGACCCTAGCAGACCCATCCTGCAGAGGTGTTCTCATGTCAAAGCAGTAAACAAACTTGGTAGTAGGTAGAGCCAACAGGTAGAAGGCATCTCTCTCGTAGTAGACAGACTTGATGTTGGTGACTGTCTCAGAGGCTACATTGGTCATCAGGTCATCACGAACATTCTTGGAGATATCCCGCATAGGCAGAGACTTCTCCTGAATCACTCGCTGTAGGCTACGGACACCAGCATCAGACAAGAAGATAATATCCGTACCAGTGTTCTGAACAGAATCCCTAGCCACACATCCCACATTAGGAATGTAGTCTACCAAGGACATAACAGTGACATCGATAGGATTGTTATAGATAGCAATGTTGTTACGACCAAAGATAATTAGGAAGCCGTTATGAGCCGCCATAGCGACTATCTTGTCCGTATTAGGAAATACTGCATTTAAGGACAGAGAACCTGAGTCACCACCTTGGAAGTCTGATCCGTCAAGTAAACGACTAAAGTAGACTGTCTGAGGATCTCCAACGATATCTGCTAACCAGACACGGCCATAGGCCGCAAGAGCGCAGTTAGGTGAGAAGTCTGCAACTGAATACCCAAGAGGTATAGTACCGATGTCTCCAAGTCTTTGGAAGCCGTAAGAACCAGCGTGTGAGTGTGGGTTTATAATAGTGGTTACAGTACTGGTTAGTGCGTTACCGTTGCTGTATCCTGCACCTCCAGTAGTAATAGTTACGGTAGCAATTCCAGTACCAGATAGTGTAGCAACAGTCACAGTAGCGGCAGTTGTGCCACCAGACAGAGTAAGGATATCACCAACATTGTATCCACTACCAGCCGCTGTAACAGACAGAGCAGTAATAACTCCGCTAGACACAGTAGTTACTGAGAAGGTAGCGCCAGTGCCTGGGGTAGGCATTCTATGATATACCAGTGTTGGATGTGCTGCCTGTGCTACATAGGCATGAGGCTCTGCTGAAGTACCGTCACCGTAAGGAAGAGCAGCGGCTTGCCAGTTGTTGCCAGTAATCGTATATGTCAGGTTAGCACTGTTGGCTTGGTTACGGACACTGGCTGTAGTCATCGTTGTAGTGCCAGTAAACAGTCGATTGTTACCAGCACTAATGAATTGAGTAGTTCCGTTGTCTGTCAATTCAAACATGAACTGAACAGGATTAGCAGCACCAAGGTCAGTATTGACAGCTGTGTTCACTGGTGTCCAGCCTCTACGAGCACCAATACGACCATACCGATCAATAACGCAGTTGTTAGCCTCAAGCGCAAAGCCTGAAGACAACGATACTGCAGACTCTTGGATGTTTAATCCAAAGAATCCTGGTGCAGCAATACTAGCGGTTAGCGTCTGAGCAGCCATTAAGTAGCGTCCCAAATAAACTCATCAGGATATTTGTTTCCTTCAATAGCAATGTGATCTGCTAAGGAGGTCTGATACAGCGCATAAGCCTCTGAACTAGCTAGGCCACCATCTTCTCCACGCTCTGCCAAAGCCTTTGCATAGGCTAAGAAGATGACAGGTTCAGCAGGAACTTTAAGTTGTGTAGCGTTAGCACTTAACTCGTCTTGAGGCTTAATTAAGTTAAAGTTAATGTTGTATGCGCCATTAGGAATAGGATATAAGTCTACCTGCGTATCTCCATTGGAGTCTACACCGTTAAAGTTATAGTAGCGAGGAGCAGACTTCTCAGGCGTATCTACTAAGAACCACTCATCCATCTCCATAGTGGAGGCGTTGTTTAGGAACCAATTGCTGGTGTCATTAATCACATCAAAGACACGGAAACGAATACCAGCACCAGTCAGTACATAGTTAAATAGGTCTGCAGAGGTAGCAACAGTAATAGTCTCTGACAGAGCATTCCAGTTGTATGCGTCCTCTACCTGCCTCTTGGCATCGTTAACAAACTTACCGATTAGCTTTGAGTAGGATGTATCAGTAACAGACGTGACCTCATTCTCACGCAGACGAACAAGGACATCGTTAACAAGTTGTAAGTAAGTTTTGTTAGCCATATTTTATTCCTAGTTACACTCCCATTTGCGCCTAGCTTTTCTTAATCTGCTATTTGGATCTTTAGCTGCTTCTGGAAACATTTTCATTTGACCAGCAGAACGAGCGCAGAATG